GACCACGTAGCTCCTGAACCAGCTGAAGTTCGGCTGTGATCCGGCGCCTTCTGTTTCGTCGCCGGCCGCCCCGGTTATGTCCAGGAGCGAGACCCTATTCCAGGCAAAGCGGCACTCCCTGGTGTCGAATTCGGTCAGGTTCCCCTTGCCGTAAAGCTCCAGGCCGGTGATGTCGCCCGGCGGGGCGGTCATGGCTATGACTTCATAGATGATGGTGGCCGGTTGCGAGCTTATGCCCAAAACGTTAATGGCCGTGACGTCTATCCGGTAGATGCCGAGGGTAGCGTTCTGGAGCCTGGCGCAGTTTCCTTCTACCTGCAGATCCACCCAGTTTTCATTTTCTTTTCTTATCCTGCAGGTGTATGAGTTGACCCAGCGATTCAGTGATGGAGTCCAGGAGATCAACAACTCTACATGACCGAAGCCGTCGGGGATCTCTGTCACTATCACATTAGTGGGGGGATCGACAAAGCCGGGCAAAGGGATGTCGGGCGGTATCGGGGGGTTAAATGCCACTCCCTGCTCCACCATGGCGTATTTCTCCGGATAGTGGACAAGGGCGGTGATCTCAAGGGTATGGCGTTCCGGTTCGGTTATGGCCATTACACGGTAAAGCGTGGGCGACATATCGGACGGCAAGAGCGCCCATATGCTCTGGGTCTGGGGGAGTGTGCTGAAGGATGTAAGGAGATTCAGAACCTGCGCCGATCCCGTTGGGTTGGTTATCCGCCTGTGCTCCAGGAGTCCGGTGGGGAGCATACAGTAAAGATCGTATGTTTTCCCCGATTCGAGAGCCACAGGGTCATCCAGGGTGATCTGTGTAGAAGTGGCGGAGCGGATACGGCCGGAAAGGCGCTTGCCGTCCCGGTCGGGGTCTATGACCCTGATGACGTTGCCAGGCCTCAGGTATGTCCCATCGAGGCCCACCCTGAAAACAGCCGTCTCGGTTTCAATCCTCTCCGAAACGAGTATCCATTTCCCGGCCCGGTGCGCCTGTCCGCGGGACGTGCAGCCGATGGCGGTGATCTGGGTCTGGTTGATGCCGTAACGGGCAACCCCTTCCGGGTCCTCAACGTACTCCACCTTCTGGCGGAACATGTCGGAAGGGTCGTTCCAGGCCACCAGGGCGACGGTGTGGCGGGCCTTTCTGGCAGTGCCCTGGTAGACTAAACGGCCGTCCACCACATTGGCGGGGCAGTACAGGGCGACAGGGTCGGACGGGGAGTCCTGTACTGCGGATATCGCCCCGGAGGCGTAGAATGCCATTCCCCTGAACACGCTGGCCAGGTCGTTAAGCACCTTGTACGCCTCTTCCCTGGTCTGGATGTACAGGTTCATTGTGAAGCGCGGTTCCTGGCCTCCGAAGCCGTCATCCACCAATTCGTCGCAATAGCGGCCGATCTGGTAAAGGGTCCACTTGTCAAGCAGGGTATCGGGGATGAACCTCCCCAATCCGTATCTGGGGTGCGTTGCTATCCGGTAGAAGCCCCATGCCGGGTTGTCGCTCCAGGCCGTCTTGAAGGTACCGTCCCAGTTCCCGGCGTAGGTGCGCGACTCAGGGCTGTAGTTGGTGGGGACCTGCAAGCGCAGCAGCTTCAGGTCGTATCCCCGTTTCGGGATATTGGAAAATTGCTGGGCGTTGGCCTCTATACCGATAATCGCCGAGTTTGGATAGCGGAGCTTGGCCTCGATGATCTCGGTGTAGGAGTCCCAGTAAAGCCGGTTCTGAAGATGCGCGCTGTTGGAGTCGGCAGTGATTCGCCTGACCCTCAGGTTCCAGGGTGCGGCGCCAATCTGCCGGGTCGGTATGCGGTACGACCTCTGGTATTTGGAGGTGGTCTTGCCGTTGATGGTGTCAGTGTGCATCTCGGTCCATGCGCCGCCGGCAGCCTGCAGGTCGATGGCCAAGTCAACGGAAGTCCCGTTCATGTTGCCGGTGGACATGTCCTGGGAGTAAAGCGCCGGTACGCTGACCGTAACCCTCACGTAATCAACGTTGGTGTTGATAATCTGCCTCACCAGGGGGATTGTCTGCCTGACTTCCGCATTTACACTGTGTTCTGACTCGCTTTCGGGAAAACCGTTTATATGTTCCTGGGATTGCGTTCCGGATACATATGTGACAGTTACGCCGGTGAAGTTCATGGAGCCGTCGGCATTCTGTAGCGGAGTGTCATCCAGGAATACGGATTCAAGCCCGTTGACGAGCCCTTCTATTTCCCCTTCACAGACCAGGTCCAGGATCCTGGCGATTGCAGTCGATCGTAGGGAGTCCGGCGCCTCCACGGCGCCGCTCGAACCTCCGGAGTCCTTGCCGCCACCCGCGCCTATGACGTACCGTTCCATGGTCACAGTGGCACCTCGTCAACCCTGATGCCGCCGTTTATGACCGTGGAGCCGACAATGAGGCGGCCGATGCCGATGGGGACCGGTCCACCCTGGGTTGCCACATTTACCGGGCCATTGAAAAAGTAAGAAGGTTTCTGGTCCGCCTTGTTGGTGTCCATGATCTGGCTCGGATTGCCCGCCAGCATCTGGGATATGCCGCTCACAGTCATGGCTACGCCGAACATGGCTATGGAGCCGTAGGATACGCCAATGGCCGAAGTGCCGGCCAGGGTGCCGCCGGAGAAGTATATGGCTGCCACGGTGATCAGCACGCCTGCAACGGTTTTCCATACGCCGCGGCTGGCCCCCGCCACCACGGGGATGATCCGGAAGGTCTCTCGGCCGAACGGGTAGCTGAGCTCGTCGACGTCAACCTCCCGTTCGTCCAGCAATACCCGGTAGGTTATCCCCTTGTCTCCGGATTCTATCAGGGAGTGGAAGAAGCCGGGCCGGTTGGCGTCAATGGCCCGCAAAGCCTCTGCAGGCGTGCGGACATCAAGTGACCATTCACGTCCGAATTGCTCGCCAAGGGCGCCGGCTAGGATGATCGTTTTCATAGATTCTCCATAAGTGATTCATGGCGCAAAACGTACCGGGTGACCTCCCGCCAGTAACCGCCGTAGACATCGCGGCAGGAGAGCCGGTTCTGTACATGGTGAAGGATCAATCCGCCATTGATGTATATGGCCGCATGGTTGGGCTCATCCGCGGAGAGCTGGAGAAGGAGGCAGTCGTGCTCTTTCGGCGCATTGACAATCCGGAAGCCGTTTTCAAGGAACTTCCGCAGGTAGGGCTTATGGTTCGGGTCTTTCCAGAATCTTTCGGGATAAGGCTCGTAGACCAGGTTTATCCCCAGTTTCTCCCGATAGTAATCCCTGACCAGCGTTCCGCAGTCATTGATCCCCCAGAGGAATTCCCTGCCAACCAGTGGAGCCGGGAAGTCATCGGGGTCGATGGCGGCAAAAGAATGGTCAGGGACCGAGTATATGTACCATGGCAGGCCGCTGGCAGTGCAGGCAGCGCGGTCACCGGCGGACGGCTCTGAAGGCCCTTTCGGGTGGCTGTGATATATGGCGATGATCCGTCCGACCTTCTCGGCGGCGGCGTAATCATCAGGATGGATCACAAAGAAACGTGAAGGGTCTGGAGCCGCATTACGCGCCCTGACAACGCGCTCGAACCCGCCGGCGTTTATTATGAAGCCGCAGGCCTCGACAGAGGGGTCTTCCAGTGCGTGATAGGCGATCAGGTGCCGGGTGGTTCCCTTCATTGCCCCACCTTGCCGGCAGATGGGAACCCGCCAAACGACAGGGGGTTGTAGGCGCCGAACCGGAGCTTGCAGGATGAAAGCCTCTTCCCGCAGTCGTCCAGGGCATTGTCACTGGTGAGCGTATCGTCTCGCTGTGCTACGGCGGGGCCGGTGTACCCGCATTCGGAGGAGCGGTACTGCCATGTGCATGTTTCGGCGATGATCTGGCGGGCAGGGATATACATCCCCTCCACGTCGTAGATGCCGGCCAGCTGGTATTCGACTATAGCCTTGTCTTGGCTGGTCTTTCTTTCCACGTAGAACACGTCGTCAGGGAAAGCGGCGGACGGATCGGCGTCGGGGTTGACCCCGCCGGGGAAATTGACCGCGTCCAGGTACCTGGCAAAGGTGCGGCGGCGGATCACCTTGGCCCCCGCCAGGTCATCAAATTGCCGGTTCAGCGCCGACATGACGCTGGTGGCGTTGGATATTCGCATGGTCGGGCGCGGGGCCTGGCCCCGGCCGTTCATCTCGAACCCTTCGGCTTCCACCGGGAAGGGGGCGTAGGAGTGCCCCTGCCACACCACCGGCTGGCTCTGGGAGTTGACGCCGGGGTAGAAATA